CTTCTGTGGTATTGGCGATCGAATCGCCGATGGCATAGAACGCATCGAGGTGAGTAGTGCTCTGGGTTGCGGCTGTACGGCCCTTTGCTGGTTTCCACTAACTCATCAGGGTCGGTGTGTTCGTAGGACCATTCGGCGGCTGGATCTCCGCAGTCAACGCAAACATGATCCGCAGGAGGTCCAAGGCGCCGCCGAAGCCACCGGTGAGTGGAAACGTAGCCACCGTCGCCCCACTTGTACTTGAACGGACCGGGAGGCTTGCCCGTCGTCTTCTGCTGCTGATAGTGGCTTGCGCACCAGCCGGTCTTCCGCATCGGCTGGTCGCACCCCTCAGCACCACACTCACCGATGTTGTGCTGCCGCTCTAGCGGAGTCAGCGGGTCGCCCGTCCGCTTCCATCGGGTGTGGTGCGCGCCGCAGTAGACGTTGCCGTGACGGACCTTCTCGCACCCGTCGATCGAGCATCGTGGGCGGCAGTCGGGTGTGCAGTAGTGGCGGATCGGCGCAACGGCCACGGTGCGGTAGATCAGTTCCCCACAACCCATGCAGGGTCGGGTATCCTGAGCCATATCGACCCTCTCTGGTCGGTCACGCCCCCGGACGCCTTGCCGCGTTGCGGGGGTCTTACGATCTCGATCGTATCATGCCGCATATACAAACGCACAGACATGCGCTACGCTCTCGCCATGCCGAGAGAACCGATGAAGTCGCGGGTGATCCGAGTCCCCGACAAGTTGTGGACGGCCGCGAAGGCCCGAGCTGCTCAGCGAGGCGAGACGGTCAGTGAGGCCGTCCGCAAGTTCCTAGAGAGGTACGCCCGATGAAAATCCGCGCAATACTCGTTGCTCTGTCCTTGGCACTCGCGCTCGTCGGTTGTGGCGGCGAATCTGATTCGAATGCCAAATCGCCGTCGTCACCAACGACGGCGCCGACAGTCAAAGCAGAGCCTCAGACACTTGAAGCGGCCAAGACCCTTGCGACTGAAGCAAGTGACCGGATCGCCGCGCAAGACTTTGCGGGCGCTTGGGACCAATGGGACAAAGCCTCAAAGGCAAAGATCAGTCGCGATGACTATGTGAAGTACGGAGAGACGTGCGATCTCGGTGGCGTTCCTGTCACCGTTGACGACATCAGACTTGAGTCGGATACGGAAGCCACAGTGAGATTCGAAGTGTTGGGATTCAAGCAAGTGCGCACCGTTGTCTATGAGGACGGTAAGTGGCGTCTAAAGACCACTGACGAAACCTTGAAGAAATTTGACGAAGGCGTCGATGGCGCAATCGCTTCTGCGAAGGCCGACGGGACATGTTGACTAACGCGCCTTGACGAATCGCCCTGCGGCGTCACGTGGTTGGGCTTGCAGACTGGACAGGTTCGCCTTGATCGCGCGGAATTCCGCAACGGTCATCGATGTGCCGCCACCCGTGCGGGTCGGTTGCGTGTCCCACGGCCGCGGGTACGGCTTCGGCTTGCGCTTGGACTTCGAGGCGAGTTGCACGTCGTACAGGTCCCGCAGGGTCATGTCGGCCCGTGACAGCGGGTGCGACCACCCGCCGAGGGCAGCCGCGACGTGGCTCGAGGGGTCAGTGGCCAGGACCGACGTGAGCCGGATCGCTTCACCGAACGACATCGACCGGCCGACGCGATCCAGCGGCACGTTGAACCTTGTGCGCCAGTCGTACTCGAACGCGGGGCGGTGCTCCTCGATCAGGTCGAGGAGCCCGAGGATTCCCCCAAGGTCGCCCCGGTGGTGTTGTTGTAGGCGTCCTGCCATGCGGTGAAGCACGAAACGAAGTCGTTCGTGTCCGTGGCGTCGATGACCTCAGACTGACCGGGAGCAATCGCGTCGATCATGGCGAGCATCGCGGATGCGTCGAGGTTGCCGTCGCTCATGGTCCGCAGCACACCCATGTTGATCCGCAACGGGATCGTGATGGTGGCGTCGTCCTCGGTGGTCCACGTGAACACCTTGCCGACAACCTTGCCACGGGGGTCAGGGACGACCTTGGTCTTGTGGTCCTGGGGCTTCCTTGGTGCGGGCATGACGGATTCCTTTGGTAGCGCGGATGGTTAGCGCGGAAGGGGCGTGACACCGCCTCGGAGCATCCGCGCAAGGCGCTCCGAGGCGGCGGACTGTTACGGCGTCTTCAGGGCCGTGTCGTGCACGACCGGGACCGTGTAGGCCGTAATTTCGACCTCGTAAGCGACCGGCTCTCCACCGGCGAACTTCGTCGCACCGAGCGAGGTCAGCTCACCCTCGAAGGTCTCACGGCGCAGTTCCGCGCCGTCGATCACGTCGAGGATGTGGGACTTGCGCCCGCCCGTCGCCGTGGGGTCCGCAGAGTACGTGCCCTCAGTGGCGGTCTGGGTGACGGTGGTCCCGAACGCGAACTCGATCGTGTCCTTGTTGGTCTCGATCAGCGTGAACTTGTACGTGGTCTTCGCTGCACCGTCGGTGACGATGCGGACAACAGCGCCGTTCTGCCATGCGGGGATGTCCTTCTTGGGCGCGTCAGGCGTCCGCTCGACACCGTCCTCGCTGATGTAGCCAAGACCGGTATACCCGGTCGTGACCGCTGCCGCGGTTGCCGGTGGGGTCGCGGTGGTCGGGCCGACAAGCCATTCGCCAGCCACGGCAACCCGGACCTTCGTTGCGTCCAAAGCCATGATGATTCCTTTCAGGGTTGGCGACGTTGCCGCCGGTGATGGGTTTACCGTCGTGCGCGCGACGGGGTACTTGGGGTGTTACTTCTTGGCAGCCGGCCTGCGTCGCCGCTTCGGTGCGACCTTGACGGGCTCGGCATCACCATCCACGACGACCCACCCGGACGCCGCATACAGGGCGACGCTGCGGGGCTCGACCTCAATCGGGTTGGGACTGTCGGGATGCTTCAGGGTGGGCATGGCTTCTCCTTCTTTGGGCCGGGATCGGCCGACACTAGAAGATTTGTCATGTGCGAGTTAGGCAACAGTTGGCCGTGACTGCCACGATTACTACCAACGGGGATTACCGGAAGATCCCGCCAACAGACAGGGAGCCAGTGATGGCCAAGTACCTCACAACTGCGGAACTTGCTGAGTTGATCCGCGCGCCCATCGAGACCGTGCGCTACTGGCGACACGTCGGCAAGGGGCCAAAGTGGTTCAAGATCGGCAGGCGCGTTCTCTACGAACTGGCCGACATCGAGGCGTTCATCGCTCAGGCCAAGTCTGAACCGCGGACAACGAGTTCGAACGTCATGTAGAGCCTGGGAACGTCATCAGGAATCGGCGACGGCCCGGACAGTTCGGTCACCTTGCAGATCGGGGCACCGTTCGGCGCGGACCACAACAGCGCCCGGACCATGCGAGCCAGGTCAGCGGCGTCCTGATCCGTGGCAGCCCACACGTTCACGCCGATGCGGGCAGACTCGCGGGCCACGTCAAGGCGCGGGCCACCATCGCGGCGCACCGTCACAAGCCGCACAGGGCGCGGGTTCGGGACGTTGACGCCAACCTTCACGCCGGTCGTGTACGCCTCGCTACGGGCCGCGAGAGCAGCACGCAGGTAGGTCGTGACGGTCAGCTCGACATCGGGGAAGATCACCAGAGGAAGAGTCACCGTTTGCCCCTCGTCCAGTTGCTGATCTGCGCTTGGGTTGCCTTGCGCTTCTTGCCCGACTTGGTCGTGTAGTTCAAGAGCGGAGCAGCACCGCCAGCGCCGTCGAGGGCTCTGGCGAGGTTGCCCGTCGAGGCTTCAACGCTCATCGCATAGGGAGAGTCGGAGACGACACGGACGACGGCCCTGCCGGTGCTTGCCTGCACTAGATGGATGCTCGCCTTGTAATCCCCAGACACGACGGGCGCACCCGACTGAGCGGCTGCCAGCACCGGGGCCATGCGGCGCGTCAGGTCGGCGCGGACACCGGGATCGTTCAGGAGGGCCTTCATGCCAGCCCGGCTCAGGACCACCTTCGCCTTTGCCATCAGCCAGCCGTCCGCGAGGTCTGCACCACGAGCCCGCCGAACGAACCCAGCCGCCAGTCAGACGGCTCACCGAGGATGTCGTAGTCGAGGCCACGGACGCGGACTCGGTTGGTCGGGGTGATGACGGGCATGACCGGACGCTTGCGGACGTAAAGCGTCCAGCCTGACGTCACGGAGTTCCTGGCGTCCTGCACGGGCTCACCTGAGGGGCGCGGCTCGCACAGGACGTTGTCGACGGACACCTCACTGGGCGGCGTGTCATCCCAGTCGGTGCCGGTTTCCTCGCCGCTGTAGGGGTCCGTGACCGGGGTGCCGGTCAGGACGAGGACCGTCTCACCGGGAAGCATCAGAGGTTCTCGTACAGCGGCAGGCCCTGCGTGAGTACCGCTCCGCATGAGCAGTACAGGGCGCCGAAGTTGATCGCGCACGTGTCGTTGTGCGCCCCGGTGAACACCGGCAGCGTGTCGACCGAGAACGCGCCCGAGAGTTCCGAGCCCTTGCAGAGATCCTGCAACTGCTCAATCTCAGACGGCCAGAACATGCCGCGCCGAGGCTGCCGCGTGTCGACCGTCTGACCGAACGGGCCGGCAGTCTGCGACTGCAAGGCGCCGCTGCCGGCCTCAGCCCAGCGGATGATCGCCCCGCGTAGGAGTGCCATCGCGGCAGCGGGGTACGCGAACGTCTCTTCGGTGATACAGGGGGCGACCCGCTCCGCTGTCGCCAGCGCGTCGTCGATCATGGCCTGAGCCTTGATCGGCTCGATGTCGGCGAACGGTGCCAGGTCCTCGAGCGTCAGCGTCACAGCAGCCACGAGTCACCCCCTCGCATCACTTGGTGGACTTGCGGACGGCCGGGGCGCGCTTCGGCGCCGGGGCCTTCTCGTCCTCTACGGGTACATACCCCGGGAGGACCTTGCCGTCACGGACGTTGACGATCACGCCCGTGACGGCGTTACGAAGTCGAACCATCACGCGACCTTGTCGACCACGACGCTGAACCCGTCCAGGTCCATGACGCCCCAGCCGTAGACGACCTCGAGGCGAAGCGCGATCTGGTTCGTGCGCTTGAGGTCGCCCTGGCCGTCCGGGTCACCGAACTTGATGAGCTCGACGGGCACGCGCTTCTGCACGCCCCAACGCAGGAGGTCCCACTCCCCGACGACGGCCTTGACCTTCGTGTCCGCGGCCTCCGGGAGTCCCGAGACGGTCGAGGACGAGAACGCCTTCAGGCCCTCGAACGAGGTGATGTTCGAGCCGAACCCGAGCTCCGGGTACTTCTTGCGGCCGTCCTCGAACCGGGCGGTTGCCACGGTCCAGGCGTAGGTCGGGTCGAACGCAATGCCGTCGGGGATGTACCCATCGGCGATGACCAAGCCCGCTGCGGCCTCGATGACCGTGTCCGGGGTCGTCAGGGTGAGTGCGGTGATCTCCACACTGTTCGTGGTCGTCGCGATCCGGTCACCCACGACGATCGACGCCACAGCGGCGCCGGTCAGGGGGTTGATGCCGTGGAACACGCCGAGGTCGAGCGCGCGCGCCAAAGCCAGGCCGCCCTCGTTTGCGAGGGTCGTGAGGATGCCGAGCTGGTACTCGTCGTCAGCCCACTGCACCTCCTCGTTGAACCGCATCGTGACCTGCACCTTGTGCGGGGTCACGATCTTGGTCCCGAAGGTGGCGTCGGTCGGCGCCTTGTTCGCACCCTCACCGACGTACTCGGCGCGGGGACGACCGATCAGGGTCATGTGGGTGACCTCGCCGAACTGCTGCGGCTCAGCGCCGGAGAGCGCCGCGACAGCGGACCCGGTGAGCGCCTTGGCGAACAGGCCCGAGGCGATGTTCTTGGGGAGGGTGATGCCAGTGCTTGCCAGAACGGCCATGAGCCGGTCTCCTTTTCAGATCAGGGGGAGCCGAACAGTTCTCGAGTGGTTTGGAGCTCGTCACTGTCGGCGGAATGGGATGTGCTGCCTTCACGGGGAACGTGGTTCCCGCGCGTCTTGCCGTCGAGATCGACTAGGCCTGCGACCTGCTTGAGCAAGAGCTCAGGATCGGTGGCAGTGAGGTACAGCTCTGCGCGTTCGGCGGGGATCTTGTGCAGGGCCACGAGATGAACCCGCAGCGCCTCGGACACCTTGGCCGGGATCTTGGCGACCTCAGCGTCGGCAGCGGCGAGCCGGTCGGCCGTCTTCTGCACGTCGGTCTTCTGGGACTCCTTGATCGCAGCCAGTTCAACGGATGCGGCCTTGAGTTCCGTGATGTTGCCGATCTTGCGTTTCTGCTCCGCGAGGAACGTGTTGACCTGTTCCTGCGTGAAAGTCTGCTCGGCCGTGTCCGCCGTGGTGTCGGTGGTCGTGTCGATGGTGGTATCCGCGGTGCTCGCGTCGTCAGGCATGGTGCTCCTCCGTGTGGAGTGGTGGCTCCCGGCTTTGAGCGCAGCCGTTGCGCATGGCCCCGTGAGGGGTTGTCTGTGGACCGCGCATTGACCGCTGCGCGTGGGCGTAAACCTCCCCGGCGGGGAGGAAGTTGGTTAGCGCGCCGCGATCTTCCGGCGCAGGTCTTCTATGCGAGCACGCGTTCCCGCGGTCTCGAACTTCGCGGCGGACGCCTCGAGTTCGGCCAGCGTCTTGCGCAGTTGCCCCGTTGTCTGGGTGGCATCCCAGTCGGTGACGCGCTCGGGGGTGCCGTCTCTCGCGCCTGAGGGTCGCCAGTCCGTCGATTCGCGCACCTCATGGCCTTCCCCGAAGATTGGGACGGCCGTACAACGGCAGTGGTCGTGGCTCGAAAAGTCAGCGGTATCAGCGGAATACACCGCTCCGCGTCCGGCGAGCATGACGCAGAAGTCACACCCGCCCGCGGTTTCCCGTTCCCAGCCCGCGGCCTGCGGGTCGTCGCGCAGCGAGCCGATGACGCTCTGCCGATCGGTATCGGCGATGATCCGCTGCAACCCGCCGCCCACCAGGGTCAGCGCCGATGCGAAGTCAGACTCTGCCTGGAACAGCGGCGACACGCCCCAGCGGGCCAGGGCATCCGTGCGGCCGATGTCAGGCAG